CTTCGTGTCGATCGTCGTCGAGGAGTTACGCGACTTGGGATCCGAGACCAGCCCACGCAACGCTGGCATCTCGCGCAGCATCGGCGCCAGCCGGAACTTCGAAAACTTGCCGACGTCCGAGTCGCGCGGCATCACGACCATGATCGGGTCCGGGTCGCGGGCGATGACGTAGCTGATCCCGACCAGGATCGTGATTGTCTTCAGCAACTGCGTCGCAGACATGATCACGATCTCGTTGATCGCCGGATTTCCGATCGCGTTGATCGGTTCGACCTGATATGGAGCCGGCCGGAAGCGCCCTTTGTTCGCGCCGGTGGTGACGATGAAGTTCTCTTGCGCCCACTCGCAAACCGTCTGGCGCGGTGGCGGAGCCCACAGCTTCGCGACACCAGTGATTACATCCTCGACCTTCATTGTTCGGGCTTGTACCGGGCGAGCTCGTTCAAGATCTCGTGCACCTTGTCATCGATGAGCTGCTTGCAGTGAACGCGATCCGGGGAGCACGCCAGCGCGTCCGATAGCTCATCGCCCAACTGCAGCAGCCGCGACTTCGCGTTCAGCACCAGAGCAGACCACGCTGCACGGACCTCATCTGCACGGACCAGCGCGCCTTCCTTCTCACGCAGCGCGACTTGGCGGAGCTTGAGGCGGACCGCCATGTCCCGCATCTCCAAGTCGAACTTGCTGAGACCGCCCAGCCGGGCCGGCCCGCCGCCATCAGAGTCGTCGTCCGCAGTTCGGCGAGCGGCAGGCGCCGGCGCCGGACGGCGAATTGCCTGCACCGGCGCAGGCTGTTCTGGGACCGCAGCCAGCCCCCTTGCGCGCTGTAGCGGGTCCGCGTTCCGTTGCCAATCGGCGAGGATCTGCTCGATCGGTTTGTTCGGATCGATCCGGCCGCGCTTGATGGCTTTGTCCACCGCCTGGCGGCTGACACCGAGCGCTTTCGAGATTGAAACGGCCGTTAATCGCATGAAACTGATCGGATCGGGTGCAACCGGCCATGCAACCCATGCAACCTATGCAACCGCCCATGCAACCCCGGAAATTGCACCGTCGCTGGGCGTTTCCCGCGCGCGTCGGGACCGGCATGAAAACAAAGGACTTCCCAGTACCTTTTTGCCTCCCAACGGCGATTCGAAGCCCCTTTTTTGTGTCTGTTTTACCACAGCACAATCAGTTGAGTCGGCGTGCTTGCAATCACCGGGCCGTCGCCATCGCCTGCGTTGCAGCGTCGCGGAACGCCGCGGCGAAGCCGGTCTCGACGGTCTTCTCCACCGTCTCGCGCATCCCGAACGTCGGCTTCACATCAACGGAGCGTTCAAGGAGCATCACGACAGAGAAGCCCGGGCTACCGATCCGGCCGCCGGAATCGCGCACGTCGTCCTTACCCGTCAGGTAGCGATGGCCCAGGAACCACTCCCCGGTCGAACGGAACTGGTTGATGAAGTAACCGCTCCCCTTCTGCGCCAGCAGCGCAGTGACTGACCCAGGGAAGCGCACGCCATCGATGGCCGCCGCCCGGATCCGCTCCCACTTGTTCCCTGACGCTTGCTTGCGGCCACCCTCTTCCTGGTAGCCCATGAACCAGTCCACGTCGTAGACTGTCGCGGTCGGGTTCGTCTTTGTCGCAGCGTCCATCCGGACGCCCTGCATCAGGAACGCCAGCGAGCCACTGCGATTGCGATACTTGGTCGCGATCTCTGCCGTGACGTCCTTCTTCGCGGCTTGAGCAATCCTGTTTAGCGCCAGGCTCAGAGCGAAGGGAAGCTGATCGACACGGACCGCGTCAAGCGCGCCGACCGCGGCTTGGACGTCTGCTTCTATTTTGAGTTCGAGCATTGCTTACGCCGCAACTTCATGCGGCTCGATCGCGTTGAATTTCTCGCCGGTCGCCTCCAGCGTCGCGACCTTGCCCTGTCGTCCCTCAAATAGTAGCCGCTGCTGCCTTACTGCCCGGCGCTTCCGCTTATTCCTTACAGCGTTCTCGATCTGGCAGGATCTGCACCAGGGGGAGATCCAGCTTTGCTGTGCATAGTACTCACTAACTGGTTTCACCACCCCACACTTGCGACATGGCTTCCACCATATTCCGTCACGCTGCTCGCAGCCGCTGTGATGGCGTTTATGCGTTAGCGGGTCGAGCAATTGGAGGTTCTCAATCCGGTTGTCGAGTTTGTCGTGATTGATGTGATGGACGACGAAACCAGCTGGTATCGGCCCGTTTGCCCGTTCCCAGACCAAATCATGCTCCATGCGGAGACGCCGGGTCACCGGATCGTAGATCCGGCTGTAGCCTTTCCGGGTAATTGGCATGGGCTTTTAAGCCGCAGTCGTGATTCTTGAGGCTTTGGTCTGCTCGAACGTGGATCCATCCGAGCTGAGGTAAACTGGCTTTCCGGAAAAATCCATATATCGCTGGATCACGACGTCGCAGTAGTGCGGATCGAGTTCGATGAGCCGTGCTTGGCGCCCAGTGCGCTCGCACGCAATGAGCGTACTGCCGCTGCCGGCGAAGGGATCGAGCACGGTGTCACGCGTCTTTGAGGAGTTGTGCAGTGCACGCTCGATCAGTTCTACGGGTTTGGTCGTTGGATGGAGGTCGTTCTTGACCGGCTTTTTGATGAACCACACGTCGCCCTGGTCCCGTGCGCCGCACCAGAAATGATCCGTGCCCTCTTTCCACCCGTAAAGAATCGGCTCGTACTGGCGTTGGTAATCCGACCGGCCCATCGTGAACGTGTTTTTCGCCCAGATGACGAAAGTCGACCAGTGACCGCCAGCTTCGCGGAAGGCTTTCTCCAGCGTGTGGAGTTCCGATGAGGACATGCAGATGTAGACCGCGCCCTTGACGACGGCCAGCATGTTCACACAAGCGTCGTACAGAAACGGCCCAAAACCCTCGCCGAGATTGTCGTTGGCGATCTTGCGATCTTTCCCGCGGAGTTTGTCCTTCATCGTGGCGCCGTAATTGACGTTGTAAGGCGGGTCGGTAAAGACCATGTCCGCAAGGCCGCCGGCGAGCACTTTCTCGACAGCATCGATCTGCGTCGAGTTGCCACACAGCAGTCGATGCTCGCCCAGCAGCCACACATCGCCCGGCACCGTGACTGCCGTCTCCGGCACTTCCGGCGCGGCGTCCTCGTCGGTGTGGCCCGCCGCCGCTTCTTCCGGGTCGGCAAGGATAGCGTCCAACTCGTCCTGCGAGAATCCGAGCAGATCGAGATCGAAGTCCTCGGTCTTCAGATCTTCAATCTCGACGCGCAGCATCGCTTCGTCCCACCCGGCGCCCTCCGCCAGCCGGTTGTCAGCGATGACCAGGGCGCGCCGCTGGGCCTCCGAGAGATGCGCCAAAACGATAACTGGCGCTTCGGTCAGCTTGAGCTTCCGCGCGGCGAGCAATCGGGCGTGACCGGCGATGATGACCCCGTTCGGACCGACCAGGATCGGGTTCACAAAACCGAACTCGGCAATCGATGCCGCCACCTGGGCGACCTGTTCATCCGAATGCGTCCGGCTGTTCCGTGCGAAAGGAATCAAACGGTCGACCGGCCATTGCTCGACTTGAAGATTCATCAGGTTTTCTGCTCGCTGCGTTGATGCGGAATGCTGCGCGAATCACGCAGCCGCGGATTGATTGGCTTGCTCGAACGGCACGCCGCGCTCTGCAGCGGCCTCGGCCATGGTCTGGCCGGTTGCCGCGAGCACCGGCTCGACGCCGGCAAGTTCTGCAATGCGACGCAGAATCACATCGCAATAGGCCGGGCTGATCTCGCAGCCATAACCGGCACGGCCGAGCACGTGCGCCGCGGCCAGCGTTGTACCACTGCCCGTAAACGGATCGAGAATGGCGTCGCCGGGGTCGGAGAACGCCTTTACAAAGAATTCGACCAGCGCTCGGGGGAAGGGCGCCGAGTGGGAACCCTGGGTGGATTCGGTCTTGCACTCGATCACGTTCGAGGGCCGGGCGATGCCGCTGTGCCGGCCATCTTCATCTGTGGAACCGGACTCACCTGCGGCACC